TCCCCTTGATAGTGCGGACCATCGCCCTCTCCTTCTAGCATATCACATGACATAGCGTCATGACCTTTCTTTATGAATGCGTCTCTGACTGTGCCAGAGAACTCACACGCCACCAAAACCTTCATCTAACATCTCCTTCCAAGTTCTTAGGTATTTATTCTTCCATGTAGCCGATTGTGCTTCAGCCATACAAACGTCTAACAACTCGGGTGTAACATCTCCGTACATAGAATACAAGACCTTTAAATTTTCTACACGTTGATCCCTGTGTTGAGCCTTTGTAAGCACAGGAGTGTTAGGCAGAGCTTCCCTTCTGCCCAGTGTACACTGCAAAGCCTCAAACCAAAGCATCTGTTGACCAAGGAATCCCTCAGACATTACTGGCACTAGTTCACGCTTACCTTCTACTGTAACCGCTTTCATCATGTATGTGTCTCCTGTAGGGTAAAGCTCTGAGGATCAAACAGCATAGTTCCTGCAGGGCCTTCTTCTGAACACGGACGGTTCTTCTCGACACGCAAGTAGGTAGTGTTACGGTCGGTGTCATCTTCAGCAAGCTTATCACGGCTCAAGTCGATAATCACAGAGGCACGTTGTCCGATCATACGACAGTACTTAGGGTCACCGTTCTCGTTAGTGTGTGCAATGGTAACGATACCAATGTTAAGCTCTGCAGCAAGCTTAGAGAGCCTCACAGAGAGGTCAGCAAGCTGTTGTTCCTTACTCTCCTCACTGATGCCAACTACAGCATCTTGGATCGGCTCAAAGAACACATACTTACAGTCACACCCACTAGCTAAATACCTAATCTGGTCAATGAAGTCGTCTGTGTTAGTGCCATCAGGCATGTAGAACTGATAGAACTTCTCACCCTTGGTAATCTTACGGATGGCATCCTCTACGATGTCGTGTACACCGAGTGCCTCGATGATGTCACGGCGTGTCAGGTTCTGATTTAGCTCGTAGGAGACTAGCCCAAGTAAACTGCGTAGTTTAGTTTCTTCGAGGTGCCATGAAGCAAAGGGTACTTCTTTCTGTATCATGTTGTACTCAAGATAACGCATAATCTCTGTCTTACCGATACCAGTCGGCGCTTTAATCACTGTAAAATGACCTTGCATCAGTCCCATGATCTTATCATCGAGGGCTTCGATGCCTGTCGGGACGTAAGCATAGTTCGGAGCATCTCTGAAGAGTTCTACAAACTGGTCTGAAGTGTTCAGAATGTTCTCTGGTGTATACTTCTTGGCATTCCACCACGCATTAGTGAAGTCTTTACCTGCATTGTCCTGAAGGAACTCGTTAGCGTCCTTGTATTTGTCATGTGGGACACGGTAAGTCTTGTTCGGGAACATGTTGAATATCTTTTGTGCGATAGCATTACCTGCTGCATCACTATCTACACTGAGAACAATCTTATCGAAGCTATCTAGCCAAGGCTTACACTTCTCCCAGAGCCTCTTAGAGGGCGTAGCAGAGGGCAAAGAGACTACTGGGTTAGTCCCCCTCACGTTAAGCATTTGGTGCGCTGAGAGAGCGTCTAGTTCGCCCTCAGTGATGGTTACGATAGAAGCAGATCCTGCAGGGAACAGGTTCATACCGAATAGCTCATCTTGGGACAAACCAGAAGCAGAGAAGGTCTTCGGCATTACACGGATTTTCTTACCACCTGACGGATAAATGTATTCTTGTTTGGTAAGCTCTCCGTTTGCGTCTCGATAACTACGAACATCGTAAAATTCCATAGTTTTTACCTGAATACCACGTAGCGGTAAGTATTCATGTGGTTCAGTAGCGGTAGGGTTGTCAAAAGCCATACTGTTATCATCTCCCATAGGTCTCTTGAGGGGTTCATATTGATCGAAAAAGGACTGTGAGCAAGCGAAGCAGTAGCCTACACCCTTGTCGGTGTTAAAGGAATACGCATCGCTGCTACCACAATTCTCCTCATCAGGGCAGGTTAGGTGAGTTAGTTCTGGCATACTGTATCCTTCCAACCTTTGATGCGGAAGTACTGGCCTTCAGAGTAACCATCTACATACGCACCCTTCATATCATCTCTTCTGCTCATGTAACATGCAGCGCGGGGCTGACCGTTATAACCATCGTAATAACCTACATCATAGGCTGACTCACACTGATCCATATAAAGCTCTTTCATTCGGCCCATTGTTAACTCCTGTGTTCTAAGGGACTACAAACCCACTAGCATATAAAAAAAGTGAATACAAGGGTTTTCTTTGTTTTGTGTAGTTTGTATAATGTCTTTACTTAAGTAATCCTAAAGTATCACCACTCACTAGTAACTAGAAGTTAGTAAGATACTATAGTAATACTTAAGTAGCTCAAGGATTTCTATCGGGGGCCTATTTCCATCGGAGGGCTTTCCACTGGAGGGCCTCGGTCAATTTCCACTGGGGGGCTATTTCCACTGGAGGCCTATGTTAACCCCTGGCCCGGATCTAAGCCTGGCCCCTGGCTAAGCGCCTGGCTATGCCCCTGGCCAGGATTTTGGCTAAGGTCAAAGAAAAACCCTAAGCTAAATCAATAGCTTAGGGCATAGCTTTGAAGTTAGTTAATGCTGACGATTGGATCTACGTTAGCTTCTAAGTTCATTTCCTCGCTATTAAGAAGGGTTAGAAACTCGCATAGCTCGTCCATCTTGTCGATTTCTTTGGTCAACATCTCGAACGCACTGTCGTCTCGACCTATCGCCCAGAACGTAGCTATAATCTTGAGACGCCCGCTAATGCGGTACGCCTCCTCTTGTGCTGCTGTTTTCTCTTGAGCTAGTTTCATAGTTACAGTCTCCCGTATTTGTTAAGGTTAATCTGCGCACCGTATGCGTAGAGGTCTTCTTCCAGTGCAGCCGTAGTAGTCCAGTAATCTGCAAGCAGTCGGGCTAAGGCCTCGGGATGCTCACAGATAGCTTCGTAGAAGTCGGCTACAGTATCTTCTCCCACCACGGAGTCGGAGTGTCCGCTGGACGTTCCTCGTAAGGGATACCCCCAGTGGTCGTCCCAGTGATATTCTAAGATCGCAGGATCTCTTGCTATCACTAGCTTTGACCAGTCGGCGGAGATAAGAGCGTCTCTAAGCTGCGCCACATAGTTTAAGTCTTGGGTTTCCTTGTTGGTATGCTGCGAGTAGTAACCAACCGCTAGGTTCGTACACTCTGGGATTAGATGAGCGTACTCGTTACTGTCTGTATAGCTACCAGTAGGGTCTGGCTCGTGATCCATTCCTAGAATACTGGCCAGAGACTTGGCAAAGGCATCACTAGCTGTTCTGCATCCCATCTGGTGGGTTATGATATCGCTAGTACCCTTGCGGTCAAAGCTGATGACTACATTCACACTAGCTAACCACCAAGGATTGTCATCCACTAGCGCCCTAGAGCCGATACAGCCAGTCTCTTCTTCGGCATGGACTACATACACGCCTTCGATACCTGCGTCGATCATTTCTAAGATCAACCAGATACCTGTGGCACAGTCTGCGCCCAGACAGTTAGACTTGGAACCGTTAGCTAAGCTGACAATACCGTCATTGATCTGGATATTCTGCATACCGTTGTCCTTATGGACGCTATCGTAGTGTGCAGCGTAGCAGACGCTTGGGTTATCGCCTATGACTAGCTCATAGTTACCATTCTTGTCTGGATACCCGAAGGTCGGGTGTAGAAAACGGCCACAAAAATCCTTGATGGAATCAGTGCCGTGTTTGCGCTTATATTTAAGCATTGACGTTAGGCTATGCACTGCTCGCCCTCCTCTTTCTTAAGTTGTGATGACCACTCACCAGTTAGTTCATTCTGAACATACTCGTACACGCGGTCACTCTTGTTGAACTCTTGGATCTGCTCCAAGGTTGTAAGCTCGCCATCTTCTAAGACTTGAGCATCATCGTTGTGATAGACCTCATCGCTTAGCCAACAGGTAAAGTACTCGTTGTCATACTGATCTGCGGAGATAGCTTCACCATCTGCCGTAGTATAGACATACTCCTGATACCATAGCGTTCCATCGGTACACTCAACGGCGTATTCGTCCGCGTCGTAGGAGTCCCATAGCTGAACTACGGTATTACCGTTCCAGTGACGGCTATATACTTCCCTAGCATCGGACTCATGATAGTACTCATCTGAATACTCGCATCTGAAGTAGCTACTCTCGAGACAGCTCGGACATATGGCTCTATCTTGGACATGAGTTACGTCCATTTCATGGATACCGTCTGAGCAATCTTCGCAGTAGTAACGGTCGCCATCTCTTAAGATGCCACCATAGTTACTACCATCGATAACGCCACATTCGTCAACTACGAGATAATCTCCCCAGACACGTAAGGCACGAGGCTCCAGATCAAGGTAAGGTGCTAACCACCCATCATCATAAGGATGAGCAACTAAGCAAGCACCAGCCCATGAGGCACTATCTGCTCTCCTAGCTCCCATTCTAT